GTACAAAAAAATAGATAACCAAAAAAGGACGGTTTTAAGGCTGACTTTGACAGGAGTTAGACAGAGTTAAGATGGACAATTATATATTTGAATACTACCAGCAAATCAAAGACGGCCGTGCCTGTGTCGGTAAGTGGGTGCGGATGCTCTATGAGCTGATTATTCACGGAATTGAGGACGGCACATACAAGTATGATGCTAAAAAGGCAGATAAAGCTATTACATGGATAGAAAAACATTGCCATCACACAGAGGGAGTGCTTGCACCGGGCCGGATCAAGCTGGAATTGTGGCAAAAGGCCATGCTTGCCTGTATGTTTGGCATCATAAATCCAAAAGACGGTTACAGACAGTTTCGTGAAGTGCTTTTGGTAATCGGCAGAAAGAACGGCAAAAGCCTGTTTGCAGCTGCCATTGCAAATTATGTGTTCTTTGAGGATGGAGGGTTCGGCACAAGGGTTTATTGTGTCGCACCGAAACTTGACCAAGCAGACATAATTTACAATGACATCTGGACGATGATAACACTGGAAGATGGATTGATTTTCAGGCGAGATTTGCCGAAAGAAGTGCCACAGGACAACACCGCAAGGCACAGGATGACGGATCTGTTCATTGAAAGCACCAATTCAACGGTGAAGAAGATTGCGTTCAGTGCAAAGAAGTCAGATGGTTTCAATCCGTCAATCACGATCTGTGACGAAATAGCATCATGGCAAGGTGACGGAGGCCTGAAGCAATACGAAGTCATGAAGTCCGGCATGGGCGCAAGGCCAGAGGGCATCATGCTTTCCACAACAACATCTGGATACCAGAATGACAGCATCTATGATGAGCTTGTGAAGCGGTCAACAAGGTTTCTGCTGGGCGAGAGCAAAGAAACAAGGCTGCTGCCGTTTCTGTACATGATAGACGATATTGAAAAGTGGAATGACATCAACGAACTGCGGAAAAGCAATCCAAATCTTGGTGTTTCGGTGTCTGTTGATTATCTGCTTGAGGAAATTGCCATAGCAGAGGGTTCACTTTCAAAGAGGGTTGAGTTCATCTGCAAATATGCTTGTTTGAAGCAGAACTCAAGCACCGCATGGCTTTCAACACAGACCGTGCAGAAGTGCATTGGTGATGAGCTTACACTTGAAAAGTTTGCACACAACTACTGTGTAGGTGGCATTGACCTGTCGCAGACAACAGACCTGACATCGGCTTGTGTTGTCATAGAAAAAAACGGCAAATTGAATGTCATCAGCAAATTTTGGCTTCCAGCTGAAAAGATACAAGAAGCGACAGAACGTGATGGTGTTCCGTATGAGCTATACATCAAACGTGGTCTGTTAGAACCAAGCGGTGACAATTTTGTAGATTATCATGATTGCCTTGATTGGTTCGTGGAGCTTGTTGAAAAATATGAAATACTGCCATTGCTAGTAGGGTATGTCAGATATTCTGCACAGTATCTGATCCAAGAAATGAAGAATTACGGCTTCAGAACCGATGATGTTTTTCAGGGGGATAATCTGTGGGGTGTCATGCAAGAAACCGAGGGATTAATGAAAGACGGAAAAATATGCATCGGTGACAATGACTTGTTGAAGATGCATTTTTTAAATAGTGCGGTAAAGATGAGTGCCGAAAGAGGCAGAGGCAAACTCATCAAGGTATCACCAAACGCACATATTGACGGAATGGCAGCACTTTTGGATGCCATGACAGTAAGACAGAAATGGTGGCCAGAGATAGGACACCAGCTTAAAAACGAGAGGTAATTCAATGGGTTTGTTTACAGACATTTTCAGACCTAATAAGGAGCAACAGAAAGCAGCGCATTCAGAGCTATTCAAAACACTGACAGCATATAGGCCAGTGTTTCACACTTGGCAAGGCTCAATTTACGAAAGTGAGCTGATAAGGGCAGCCATCAATGCGAGAGCAAGGCACGTTTCAAAGCTGAAATTCAGCTCTAAAGGTTCAGCCAAGGCAGCATTGCAGAGCAAGATGAAGCAAGGGCCTAACCAGTGGCAGACATGGCCACAATTCCTTGCAAGAACATCAACGATTCTTGACATACACAACACGGCATTTATTGTTCCTGTGAAAGATGCGAGCATGACAACAACAGGGTATTTCCCTGTGCTGCCGACAAAATGCGAGGTTGTGGAATATAAGGATGAACCGTGGTTGCGTTATAGATTCAACAACGGTGACATCGGTGCTGTGAGGATGGATGAGTGCGTTGTTTTAACACAGCATCAGTATAAAAAAGATTTTTTTGGCGAAACAAATGCTGCGCTTGAACCGACAATCAAAATGATTGACCTGAACAGGCAAGGCATTGAAGAAGCTGTGAAGAACGGTGCAACATTCAGATTCTGGGCCAAGATGAACAACTTCCAGATGGATACGGATCTGAAGAAAGAGGCATCACGATTCGGTGAGCTTGCATTCAAGGGCGAATCCGATGGAATGCTACTGTTCCCAAACACTTATTCAGACATTCACCAGTACGAAAACAAGCCATTCACAGTTGACGCAGACCAGATGGAGCAGATAAACCGCAATGTTTATAACTATTACGGAGTGAACGAAGATGTTCTGCAAAACAAAGCATACGGTGATTCGTGGGCAGCATTCTATGAGGGGTGTGTGGAAGTGTTTGCAATTGCGCTGACGGACGGCCTTACAAAGGCAATGTTCACAGAGAGAGAAAGAGCAAACGGCAATGAAGCATTCTTCACATCCAACAGGCTTCAGTACATGAGCAATGCCGACAAATTAGCGGTTGCAGCACAGCTGACGGATAGAGGTATATTCAGCATCAACGAGGCGAGGGAAGTGTTCAATCTAGATCCAGTTGATGGCGGTGATGTACGAACTATCAGAGGGGAGTATAAAAACGCAGACGAATTGGGAGGAATGACCAATGAAGAATAGAGAATACAGAAACATGGCTTTTGAAGTCAAAGAAGATGGCGCAGAGCCATCTTTTTTAGTTGAGGGATACGCATCAACATTTCAGCCTTACAAATTGCTTGAAATTGATGGTGTTGATTACTTTGAACAGATAGAACCGAGAGCATTTGACGATGCCGACATGGATGACGTTGTTTACCGCATTGACCATGAGGGCAAAGTTTATGCACGTTCATCCGCTGGCACGATTCGCCTTGACATTGATGAACATGGCTTACATCAAGTCACCGATCTGGGAAGAACAAAAGCCGGACAGGAACATTTTGAAGAAATCAAGGCTGGTAATTATCCGCAGATGTCATTCGCATTCACGGTTGCGGAAGATCACTTTGATTCTGACACCAACACACGAATCATTGACCGAATTGACAAGGTTTTTGATATTTCAGCGGTTAGCTTCCCAGCTAACCCAACAACAGAGCTTCATGTGCGTAACTACTTCAACGGAGTGATTGAAGCGGAAAAGGCTGCCAAAGCGGAGCGACTAAAGGCAGAGGAGGCGAGGCGGAGTGACCTCAAACACAGGCATGAGCTTGCAGAAACTTTAAGAAAGGAATTATCCAAATGACTTTAGACGAGCTAAAAGCAAGATTGGCCGAGATTGATGTCGAGCTGAATGACATCATCGGAGAACTTGATGAGCCAGACGAAGCTCCTGAAGAAGAACCAGCTGAAGATGCACCAGAAGAAGCACCAGCTGAAAGAACATCAACGGAAGAACTTGAAAAAAGAAGCTCTGCGCTGATGGAGGAAAGAGCAGACATCATGGCACAGATTGAAAAGGCCGAAAAAGCCATTGCGGAAGAAAAAAGAGCAATGGAGGACGTTATTTCACAGAAGAAAACTAAAACTATTGAAAAGAGAGAGGACGAAAAAATGACTGATATGGAAATCAGAAACACACAGGCATACATCAATGCTTATGCTGAATATCTCAAAACAGACAATGACGCAGAGTGCAGAGCATTGCTTTCAGAGAATGCAACAAACGGCACTGTTCCTGTTCCTGAAATGGTCTATGACATTGTAAAGACCGCATGGGAAAGAGATGGCATTACAGCCAGAGTAAGAAAAGCTTACATCAAGGGTAACCTGAAAGTCGGCTTTGAAATCTCCGGCACAGACGCAACCATCCATGCAGAGGGCGTACAGGTAACAGAGGAAACCCTTGTTCTGGGCACTGTTGAACTTGTACCGCAGAGCATCAAGAAGTGGATTTCAATTTCTGATGAAGCACTTGATCTGCGTGGAGAAGCATTCCTGAACTACATCTATGACGAGCTGACTTACAGAATTGCCAAGAAAGCAGCTGACCAGCTCGTTGCACAGATCATTGCTTGCGGAACAGTATCCACAGCGACACAGGTTGGTGTTCCTGTTGTA